GTTTCCCAGTCACGATCCTTGCGAATCGAACCATCCACGCCAATCAGACACACCAAACGCATAACGCTCGCGAGCCTTAAAGCGAAGATTACCAGTATCGAAATCAGGCTCCATCTTCGTTTGAAGAGGAGTGCGGACAAACATCTTCGTACCATTCGGTACATCCGTTTTAATCCACCAAGAAGTCGTATCGGTAAACCGCCGATTAACATAGTAACCATCAGGCAACATACCCATGTGGCGCGTTGCATTGATAGCATTGGTATTCGGATTAGCAGCAGCAGCACTAACTTGAGTCGTGCCTGGGCTATTAAGAACCCGATCCGCAATCGCCCACGAATCAACAGGGACATGAAGCGAAACCGAACTAGCACCAATCAAGATACCACGGTCATCTTCAATCTTCTGAACATTCGTTAGAGCCGTTTCCAGAGTTGCCTCTGAAAGATCAGACGCAGCAATCAAGTTAGACTGATTACCCGCACTGATCGTTGGGTGAGCATTGGAAAAGAATGCCGCACCATCACCAATGGTATCCGTAAATCCATTGTTGAAGAGATTGGCAGCTTTAACCTGCTTCGTGTTAGCCATTGCACGAGCAAGACCCTTGGCACGTAGCTTTGCAAACGTGTCATAAAGATTGTCTTCCATAGCTTCTTCCGTAACGGCAAAAGCCAGTGCAACAGTTTCCATCGTGTAACGAGCAGTATAACTTTCCTGCGCGTCATCATAAGCAACAGAAGCACCCTCACCTTTGGTGGGAGCAGTTCCGAAGCCCGTAAAGAGAACTTCTTCCTCAAATGCACGATCAGAGTTTTCCGTTTCATAAAGAGGCTCATGCTCATTATTAACGTCACCATACTCCAGACCGAAAACAGCATTAAGGCCAGGAAGGAGTTCTTTAGCAATACTTGAACGATTAATAGCCATGATACACCTTCCTTATTAAGCCGTGGATGCGGTAGCAGTAACGTACCGATCTCGGTGAGTGTTAAGCCAAACTTCCACAATTGGAAAAGAATCACTATCCTTTTCTTCAGGAAGCTCTGCACGCTTGACAACTCGCGCAGCTTGTTCAGTTTCTGCGCCAGACGCTGCCAAGAGATAATAACTGGACTGACCAGTCGTGGTATCTCCTGAACTTGCTGTTGAGCTAACAGTAACATTGTAGTTCTTTACAACATTGATCTCTCCAATAGAAAGCGAGAGAGAAGCTTGAATGTAATAAATCTGATCAGGATCAGTGATAACATGGAATTTCAAATCTGTTACGCACGTTCCTCCTGCCCAATGCCGACGAAACTTTTGTTCGCCATCTTCTACATATTGACAACCAGCAAACACGCCAGATGGCTTGAGAGTGGCAGCAATAAATGGTTGAATCGTAGCAAGGTTTGCTCCTGGCATCACAACAAGATCACCAGTAAAAACATTATTGCTACAAAGACCACCAGAAGTAATCGGCAGAACTTCTACACCTTCAGAGTTATAGTTACTACCTTTTTTTCGGACAGGAATGAACCCACGAAATGCTTTAGTTGTACTCATTTCTAGTTCCTCCTAGTTATAGAGAGGCTTAGTCCTGAAAATTTGGAGTGCGTCCTCTCATAGTGGTTGATCTACTACTATTAGAGACAGGCATATTACGTAAACGAGCATCTGAATTATTGTAAAGCTGTGCGTTAACAGCATCCATCATATCATTTGCTTTCTTTTCGTAGAAAGCCCGTCTTGCTTTTACTTGGTTAATTGGTTTTTTAGCCAAGGCTACATCTCCGCGACAGACTGTACCCAAGTATCTGCCCTCATCCCTCACGTAGGATGTTGATGCCATTTCAGGAACTTCACCAGGTTCTACAAAAGTCCATCCTTCTTGCTCACGCTTTCCAACATTCATAATGTCTTCTTGCCCTCGCAAAGAAATCCTGATCCATCGAAGGTCTAATCCTTCATTTTGAAACCTTTCTTGTACCGTATTTGGTATAGACAAGGCATCAGGTTCTTCAAAGATGTACTCTTCTTCCCTAGTGTTTGTTTCTCTTAGAGTATCAATACGTGATTTTTCGCGTGTCATTTCATGTCCTCCGCACTAACTAATTTGCGTATATTCGCCATCTGCTTCAGCAACTTTAAGCTTCTGAGCAGCATATGTTTCAAGGGGTATATTCCATTTATTAGCAAGCCTAACATCTTCTTTTGTTAGTTTAATCTTGCTCTTAGAGGAATTAGGAGTAGAGCGCGAACTACTTCCTACCACTTGAGCAGGAACTGACGTATCTTCCTGCACACGATTTTGATTTTCTTCCACAGGCACTTCAGAAGATTTAAACTTATGTGGAAAAGCTTCTGAAAGCCGCCGATCAACTTCTTGATAAAATTCTTCATCATCTGGATCATATCCTTCTGCTTTAAGTTCTTGATCAATTGTTAAAGCTGAAACAGTTAAAATTTTATCCTTACCAAACCATTCGTTATTAGCTGCCCATTCTTCTGCTCTAGGATCAGGGGTCTGTTGTACTGGTTGTTGTACAGGTGCTGTTTGTTCTGGTTCAGGTTGTTCAGCAACTTCTTCCATTTGAGCTTTAGTGAGATTTAAATGTTTTAAATCTACTTGAGCTTCATTCAGCATTTCTTGAGCTTGCAGAAGCTTTTCTTTCTCACCACTTTCAAATGCTTCCATATAGGCGTTACGTGCCAGCGTAACTTTATCTGTAAGTTGTTTTTCAGAAGCATCTAAATTAAGCTTACTTACTTCATTAAAAGAACTTTCTCTTTGTTTTAAATTACTAGATAGTTCTTCATTCTGAGCCAACAACTGAGCAATCTGTTCATCTCGTTCTTTGCGTTGACGAACCAATTGCCTAATACGTTTTTCGGCTCCTTTAGTTTTAATACCATCAAGTTCTTGAGGTTGCTCTTCTTCTTGAACAGGTTCAGCTTGTTGTGGCTGTACCTCTTCTTCTTCTTCAATCTCATAACTTGCTTCTTCATTTTCAGGGATATCTACTTCTTCCCAGGTTTCATCGTTGTTCATTATATACTCCGTTGTTTACGAGACAATCGTTTTACGTTAATACTATTATAACATATTCCTAAGTAAATTACAAGTCATGAAGAAAAACTAGTTAAATTAAATGTAGGATCGAGAAATGCAGGGTTCTCTACCTTCATCATGACTTGATCGTCAAACATAAGAATTAGCCTGACACTTTTATAAAATAACTTTGTACCTGTGTGTTTACCATAACAGATATAATCTCCTACCTGACACCAAGGACCAAAAGGAAATTTCTCTTCATCTTTATAAGCCATATCTCCAAGAGCTATTACACGCCCGACTGTGGTAAGATATGCCATATCATCTTTGGTAGAGTCTGGTAGAATAATACCTCCTTTAGTTTTTGTCTTAATTGATATAGGTCGTACAAGAACATGAAATCCTGGAAGTTCTGGTAATACATCTGGATCAGGATGTTCATCTTCATCTGTGGTCCAAAGATTATTTTTCACTGCATTTCCTAGTTGTGCCTGTTGCATGTCACTCCTCTTCTTCTATATAAAGTTGTTTCTGTACAATATCTCTTAGGTTTTGTTTAGCCCATTCGATTCCTGCAATATATCCTACAACTTGTTTATATGAATGATAGTCTACAGGATTACCTTGAGCTAAACTATTTTTTTGATTCTCTATCTCTTCTTGATATACTTGAGCTATTGTTTCAAATATATCCATTAAGAATATTTAATTTTACTCGGTGCTGGCATCTCCCAATACTTAGGATCATATTCAGCTAGTCGTGAACGAGTAGCGCGAGAACCTTGAATATCTTCTTTAGTCCAATCTCCATATGACGTAGAACGATCTACAACATGAGTAGGCTTTCCATCTGTAATTCCTGCTACATCATTAGGATAATGAATTTTTCCATAGTTAGGCATTAGTTGTCTCCTTTATTAAATTTAATATCATATCTACAGCTTGCATCTGAGATTTATCTTGAGAGTTTGCTCTATCTTTAATCATAGACATCATTGCTCTCTCATCTTGACCTTCTTCTTTCATTTGTTCTGTTAACAATTTAGTAAGCATGTCAAGTGCTTTAATTGTTTCTTTACTAGCTCTGTCTGCTTCAGCTTTTTCATCTTTCATTGCCGATGCAATTCCAGACTTAGTAGCTTCAAGAATTTGTTTATTTTCTTCAAGATCAAGTTTTTTATTCTCAAGAGCAGCTTCAGCATTATTAACAGCTAAGTCCATTTGCATCTTTTGTTTTTCTAGCTCAACCTTTGCTTGCTCAAGAGCAACCATTTGCTGCTCTGGAGACTGAACCATACCCATTGCCTGATTAGCATTTTGAACTTTTTTAGCTGCTTCCATAAGTGCTAGTTCAATAACTTCTGGTTTCTGAGCAGACTCGGGAGCAACAGTACCAAGCTCTTGTTGTGCCATACCATTAACTTGTTCTTGATATTTCATAACAGAATGTTCTTGAATATTAGCTTGCAGTACAGGCTGTACTCTTTGCATAATAGGATTAGCGCCATTCATTGGGTCTTGAAGATAAGCCATCTTTACTTGAATGTGTGCATCATGATTTTGTCCTGGAAATGCTGCAATAGCAATACCTTTAACAGACGCCATAATATCTGATACAGGATCAAGAGGTTTGGGTTCTGGTTTAGGTGGTAGTATCTCATCTAGGTTTGGCATATTAGCAGCACTAAGTATTGTTCTATTTAGTGCTTCAGTATTAAACATACCAGGAGGAGATTGTTGTGCCATTTGCAATGCCATGTTTGCCAACATCATACGATGAGCATTAGATGGAATATTAGGATCACTTACAGGAACAACATCAATCTTACCATCAAAGTCTGTTTGATAAATATTACGTTCTGCAAGAGGAACCTCATAAGGATATTCTTGTGGTAAATAATCTTTATCAATACTGGCAAGAATTTTAAATTCATCACGTTGTGATTTATGTAGTCGCTTATGAATAGCTGTAAAGAATTTACTAGATGCTTCTAGTAGTGCCATTGTAGTTCCAACAGGTCCATAGGAGGCAGCATCTGAAACAATCTGTTCAGTGCTGTCTGCAAACTTCTGACCAGCAGCAGTTACAAACTGAAGCATTTGGTAGAGCGTCGAGGAAGGCTCTTTGTAAGGGAGAGATATAATTGCCTTGTTCAAATCAATACCTGTTGCTTCAACCTCCTTGAACTCTCCTGGGGCTATAGGCTCATTGTTGCCTACCATACGCACACCTTTAGCCTTAAAGCCACCTGGAAGATTCGCAAATTGACCTGCGTCTATCAATGCTCGCATTGCAGCGGTTGCACTCATAGTCAGATTACCAAGGAAATGCATGAGTCCCAAACCATAGAACCCAAATCCTGGAACAAAACGATAATGTACAAAGTGTACTTTCTTTTGTTTTGTAGGATCATCCTTGTCGTAATTACGTCGAATACTTAGTACCTGTTTAGATTGTTCTTCTATTGTAACAATATAAGGAAGAGATTCACCATCCTCTGAATTAGGATCGTTTATATCAAGATAACAATGTTGCTCTAGCAATACATATTGTGGATCAGAATCACTAGAAGGAGACAATCCAATAATAGTGTCCATCTTTTCTGAGAACGATGTTGGATTAATCATTCCTGCTTCAGGAAGATCAACATCTGCATACATATCTGCTTTTATTTCTCTATAAAGATCAACAGGACTCTTATAAATAACATGTGTATAACGATCAGCATTTCTTAGATTAGATGCATTATAGGAAACATAGAACTGATCAATAGGAATAAACTCTGACACAGGACGTTTAAAAGAAGCATCATAATAAAGTTTCTTAAACGAAGAACCTATCAAGGGTAGATGAAAAAGCATTCTTTCAAATTCATCAAAGTATTCTGGCATTTGTTCAGTAAGCTGATAGTTCATAAAGTTTTGAACACGCATTGCTTGGTTTTCTTTGTCAAGCGTATGCTTACCTAGTATCTGTGCTTTGACAGGACCATTAGGAGGAAACAACTCCTGTGATGCTTTTGATTGAAACTTAACTGCTGATTCAATAAGCAGGGGATGCACGGCTGTACATGCACCCTCAAAAGGTTCAGATGCTTCTTCTATCTTTAGTCCTAGAAGATCAAAGCCTCTTTCAAACATAGACTCCCATTCATGACGGGACTCTTTATCTGCTTCATAATTATCATACAGAGTGCGTGCAATATCCTGAAGCTCATCTTCTTCAAGATCATCTCGCATATTGCGATACCATTCACCAACAGAATCCTCTGCACCCATTTGAATAGTTGTTTCTTCAGTAAAGTCTACAAGAACTCCACCATCATCATCAAGCTCAAAGGTAGCCTTAGACTCGTCTACCATAGGCATAGGAACAACATTATCCTCCATAGGATTAATTTGTTCAAAGGGATTTTGTTCAACTGCCATCTTTATAGGTATCCTTAAATTTTAAATGCATATATTCCATTATATCTTTTTGATATTTTTTCCATCGTCCTTTACACATTTCTGGTATAGAACAAATACAATTTTTTTTCTTACATCTGTAGTCTTGATAGCGAGGTCGTTTAAGAGAATGATTAATTCCTTTTTCAAAAAGCCACATTGTTAAGCTCAATTCTAAAAAATATTGTTTCTTATATTATACCATTAAACTTTCCAATATGCAACCCTCTTATTAACAATTTCATCTTCCCAGTCTGGATCGTCAGGATGTGTTACATGCCAGGATTCCTTGAGATAATGAATTGCCATGACCAAGGCATCTACCTGATCATCATGAGCAGCATGTGGAAATCTGGTCAGTTCTTCTATTAATTCATCTGCCCACTTTTTATTCTTAGGTATCCACACTCTACCTGATTCCATGAGAGGAGATGCTGCATATGCTCTAGCCACCTTGTCTCTGTCTGGTGTATAGTCTTTTACAGGAAGGCCACTACGCCTCATATCTTGTATGAGAGACTGACCGCTTGCTTTCTTCTCAATAATACATACATCTGGTCTGTGTTTATTGTACAGCATCTGTGCTGTTCTTCGTAGTTCAGGATATTCAAATCTTCCCCTAACATTACCAAGAAGAATCAAGTTAGGAGCAAAGTCTTCTATTCCCATCTCATCTTGTTCATACAGAGAGAATATACCCCATGTCTGTATAACACTAAAGTCAGCAGTTGTTCTGGTAGAGAATGCTGTATCGTATGTTTGTATTATAAAATCACAGACAGGAGGCTCATCATATTCCCATTCTTGTATCCATTTCTTTTTTATAAGTCCACCTTCTTCTGGTGTTGGGTCTTGCATGTACAGAGAGTTCCAGTATCGAGAACCATTAGATGCTTTAATCTCTGCTTCATCTATTTTTAACAACTCATCTGGTTTCCATTCTGGAAAATATGAGCCACCCATTGGTAACTCTAAAAGATCAGCAGCTTCTTCATCTAACCATGCAGGAATCTTAACAACTTCCCAAGGTAATGTCTCATACTCTGACATTTCTTCTTCTTGTTTTAAAAGCCACCCACACAAGTCATCATAATGATAGCGTGTATTAATAATTAGTATGGCACCATTGGGCATAATACGTGTACGTAAACCAGCAGGATACCATTCTTTAACATATCTCCTACCTGCTTCTGAATATGAGTCCTCTTCTGACATAACATCGTCTAGAATTGCTATGTGCGCTCCACGACCTGCAATTTGTGAGCGAACACCAGCAGCATAATAGGTTCCATTCTGGTTTGTTTTCCATTTACCTGCTGCTCTAACGTCACTTCGCAGGGTAACACCCTTAAAAATATCCTGAAATTCCTGTGTGGTAACAATATCTCTGACTGATCGTCCAAAATCACTGGCTAATTGATCAGAGTGTGAGACTGTCATTATCTCATGTTCAGGATTCCTACCAATATACCAGGCAGGAAACAATTTAGAACATAATACAGACTTAGATGAGCGAGGTGGTAGGAAAACCATTAGTCTTTTTATGTGACCATTCTCTAAATCATCTAATTTATTTGATATTACTTCTATATGTTTGCCCATCCTCCAGTCAGAAACAAGAGAAGGAGCCATTAATCTAACAAAAGTAAGGAAATCATCCTGTGCTTCTAAGTATGTTCTTGCTTTTAACAAACTAGATAAGTTAATATAGTTATCTATAGTATTATCTGTAGTTGATTCTAGTTCCATTGGTATCCTATAAGGTAAAAATAAAAAAATAAAGAAAGTACTATTAGTGTTAATTGTACTTTGGAGGAACATTTTATATTGTTTCTTTCTCTATAGACTATTATACAGAGTTTGAGTGCCGATGTCAACCCCTGTATTTTAAATAATTTTATTCTAGCCTATTATTCTATATATATAATATGTTATGCTGTTTTTTTTGTGGCGGTATGCAATACCAAGGCATGCGAACGATTCGCAAAAATAACAGATACCTTGCC